TGAGTGGAAGCTAAACGAAAAACAAAAACCAATTTTTGATGGGAAGCACGAATGATAAGCAAAGAAAGAGTCCAGCAGTTATTCAATTACAATAGACTGAATGGCGAAATAAGATGGAAAGTAAACTTCAATCCTAGAGCAAAGAAAGGTAGTGTAGCAGGTTATATTGATCAAAAAGGCTATCGACAGATAACTATTTTAGGTAAAAAGTACACGGCACAAAAAATTGCATGGACATTTATAAACGGAAGGTATAAAGGCCGGATTCAAAATATAGATGGAAATATACTCAACAATGCAATTCAAAACTTAAAAATTAAATAAATGTTAATATACATAAGGTTATTAGCTAAGGTTTAGGTTATGGATAAAAAAATCGAGTACATAAAGCTGTTGGATTTTTGCAAAACAGATCGACAGAGGCAGGTGGTGAACGCGCTGCACGAAGAAGGAAGTCAAAGGCTGGCAGGCATTTCACTAGGCATAAGCAAAAGCACAGTGTCAACAGTGGTCGAAAGGTTACAGACAGTTGCGGCTAGACGAGGATGGTCGCCTGATCATGATATGACTAAGACAGTGCCTGAGGGGTTTCACCTTAAAGGTACATCAACGCTTTACGATAAAGAAGGGAAGCAAGTTTTACAGTGGTCAAAAACAAACATAGACCACAAAAGACAGCAAGAGTTAATGGAAGAAGCCATAAAAGCACTGGCAGAAGAAATACCAAAAGCAAAAAAAACGAAAGCACCTGAAGCATCACAAGAAAACCTTATAAACGTTTACACAATAACTGACTATCATTTCGGAATGTTATCATGGGGCGAAGAAGCAGGTGAAGACTGGGACACGGATATAGCCGAGCAAACACTACTGGCATGGTTCTCACAGGCCATTAAATTGTCACCTGATACAAACAAAGCAGTGTTTGCCAACATAGGCGACTTTTTGCACTGGGATGGCTTTGATGCGGTAACGCCTGCCAGTAAGCACGTTCTGGATGCCGACACTAGGTTCCAAAAGCTGGTCAGAGTTGTTATTAGGGTTATCAGGCAAGTTGTTAGTATGCTTTTACATAAGCATCAAGAGCTTCACATAATCATGGCTGATGCCAATCACGATCCAGCAAGCGGCGTATGGCTTAGAGAGTTCTTGAGTGCTTTTTACGACAACGAGCCGAGAATAACTGTCGACAACACAGCAGATAGTTACTACTGCTACGTATTTGGTAAGGTCTCATTGTTCTGGCATCATGGTCACAAGAAGAAGCCAGAGAGTATTGACGATGTTTTTGTATCAAAGTTTAGGTCTGTCTTTGGCGATACCAAGTTTTCTTACGCGCACATGGGTCACATGCACCACGATAAGTTGCTAGAGACAAATCTTATGACAGTAGAGCAGCATCGAACACTAGCAGCAAACGATGCTTATGCTAGTAGAGGCGGCTGGATGAGCGGGAGAGGTGCAAAAGTTATAACCTATCATAGCAGCTACGGGGAAGTTAGCAGGGTATCTATTACACCTGACATGTTAAAGGGGTAGGCAATGTTTAAGAGAAGCAAGTACGGGGCGAAAAAACACATCCTGACTATTGACGGTCAAGAAGAAAAGTTCGATTCAAAACTAGAAGCTGATAGGTATATGTTTTTGCTTGGCCAAGAATTTAGAGGAGAAATATCTGCGCTAAGCCGTCAGCCTAAGTTCACTCTGCAAGAAAAGTTTAAGGCTGGGAAGAAGTCAATAAGAGCAATTCATTATGTTGCTGACTTTATTTACACCAAAAACAATGAACAAGTTGTTGAAGACGCGAAAGGCTGGCGAACAACAGATTACAAGCTAAAGATGAAAATGTTTCTCAACACACATAAGCATTACAAGTTTGTTGAGGTTGAAAAGAAACGTAAAGAATTTATAGAGGTGGAATATGAGCGTAGAGATTCAAATTGAAAAGCTAGATTTAGATGGCGTATTGCAGACCGTCAATGAGCTTAAAAAGGAAGGGCTTTTGACTGAGCAAGAGATAGGCGATGTAGCTATTGTTGCTCATCCTTATGAAATAAGAACGCTATGTGAAGAAATAAACGAGGCTGCGGGTACGGGTCCGTATTCAATATCCAAGTCAGATATTATGGATCTTATGTCTGGCAACTCGTTCTTTTCGCTCTTGGGTGTTACAATAAAGCCAATTCTATCAAAGGTACAAACACATGAGCACTAGCACTATTGCCTTGTCAGTTAATGAATACGTCAAGGTTAATCAAGGTTTAAATAGACTTGTAATTGAAGCTAGAGAAGGCGAAATAAGAGTAGCTGTTACGCATAATCAGCCAGCACCAAGCAACAAGGCCTATCATCGAGTAATTGACGGTGAGAAATTGGAGTTGATAGATATAGATCATGACGTATGGGTGTTTACTGCTTTTAAGGGTGCGAAAGCAGTAGTTACTGAATTACCAGCTACGCTATCAAGTGACTTTGACATTTTTGTTTCCGCAGGGCTTTCTGAGCACACAAAAGTGGTGGACGTTTTCGGTGTCAACGAGGATGTAGGTACAGCACAAGAAGATGTCTGGGGCGGTGGTGGTACATACCAATTCTTAGATACAGCTTCCACATTGACTATCTCATCAACTTCTGCAAACGATGCCGTATTAGGATCGGGTGCAACGTCTGCAAAGATAACAGGGCTTGATGCTTCTTATGCTGAGATAAGCGAAGAAATCAATTTGGCGGGTACTGCCAATGTAACAACACAAAACAGCTACCTAAGAGTAAACGAGTTTGAGGTTACTGCTGCTGGCTCTTATGGTGGTGCAGAAGGAAATATAACGGCTTACGCTGGAAGTAACTTGCAGTCTATAATTCAAAATGGCCATAATACGTGCTTATCATCAGCTTACACAGTTCCAGCGGGATACGTTGCTTTAATTTTTTCTATTGAGGTTTCAGTAGGGAAAAACAGAGAGGTACTTGCGACACTAAGGGCAAGAGAATACGGTGGTGTATTCCGTGCCGAGTCTGCTTCTAAAATATATCAACAGTCATTTATGCAAAATAAAAAATTTGGCATGTTCTTAGATGAGAAAGCAGATATAAAAATGTCAGTAATAGCTGATAATCCAAACGCTTATTGCTCTACAGAGTGTCAACTTATATTGCTAGACAAAGATCATTACGGGGCATAACATGGCAAACATAGCGCCTAATAGCAGGCAAGGAAGACCAAACAAAAATAAAAAGTTTTTACTAGCTAGACTGCAAGATGAGTATGGAGAGCAATTTCATCCTATAATGCAGATGGCTAAAAACGCACATCAGATGCAGTCTTTGCTTGAAAACTTACCTGAAGATACAAGTGTAGAAACGCTGTTTATTGCTCTTAAGCAAGCAATCGACTCGTGGGAAAAAATTGCACAATACACAGAGCCTAAGCTAAAGGCTATGGAAGTTAAGCATACAACAATGCCTAAAGTTAAAACAATAGACTTGGGTGGCAAGCCTGCGCTTAGTGCAAGTGTTATTAACGGGGAGATAACAGATGAGCGAACAACCAACGATACAGATACAGACGAAGCCGCAAGGCAAAGTATTATCTAACTACAGGTACTCGACTGCTCGCGTACAAATGATTAGAGGGCCGTTAGGGTCAGGCAAGACAATGGAATCTTGTCAGAAAATCTTTGCGTTTATGTGTAACCAGCAGCCCAATGAGGAAGGTATAAGGCCATCTAGGTTTGTTGCTATCCGTAATACATTTCCTGATTTAGCCAATACAACGATAAAGGACTGGTTAGAGCTGTATAGAGACTTAGGTCATTACACGCAGGGCGGTGTTGAGCCACCACACCAAAATCTTGAGTTCGAGCTAGATGACGGCACAATAGTAAACTCTGAAATTATATTTTTAGCACTAGACAGGGAAGATAGTGTCAAGAAATTAAGGGGTACGCAGGTCACAGGCTTCTGGCTAAACGAGGCCAAAGAGCTTCCAAAGTCGATTATAGATATGGCTGATTTACGTCACGGTCGTTATCCGTCGAAGGCCGCCGGTGGTATTGATTGCACTTGGCATGGCATGATTGGTGATTATAACTCGCCAGATGAAGATCACTGGATTTATAAGCTATCGGAGATAACAAAGCCCAAAGGATGGGAGTTCTTTCATCAACCCGGCGGTTTGATCAGAGAAGGCGAAAAGTTTAAGGAAAACCTTGACGCAGAAAACGTGCATAACTTACCTGAGGGCTACTATGTCAGAGGTATGGAAGGTAAAGACTTTGAATGGATCAAGGTAAACCTTGCAAATGAATATGGTTTTGTCATGGACGGTAAGCCTGTTTATCCTGAATATGTTGACAGCACGCATTGCTTGGCTGATGTTTACGAGCCTGACCAGTCACTACCATTAACACTTGGCATTGACTTTGGTAGAACACCTGCTTGCGCGATATTTCAGTTTGTTCCCGTGATGGGTAGATGGGTGGCTGTAGACGAGTTTGTTACAGAAGACATGTCTGCGACGTCTTTTGCTCCAGAGCTAAAAAGGTATCTCGATAGAGAGTACCCCAACTTCAAGTTTGCAAGAGGTGGTGGGGATCCGTCGGGGATGAACAGAGGGCAAGCCACAGACGATGTTGCTTTTTCAATCCTGCGCAAGCATGGCATTAACTGCGTATTTCCTACAAACACAAACAAACCGGCAGTTAGGCGAGCCGCTATTATAGATCCAATGAAGCGATTATGTATGGATGGCAAGCCCGCATTTATGATATCACCTAAAGCCAAAAACCTGCGCAAAGGTTTAATGGGCGGATTCTGTTACAGAAGAATACAAGTGGCAGGTGATGCAAGATATAGTGATGAGCCAGATAAAAATCAATACTCACACATCTGCGAAGCAGCAGAGTACGCTTTAATGGCTGGCGGGGAAGGAAGAAAAGCCATTACAACAACAAACAATAACTTTTCAAAACCAATCAAAATATCAGATTGGTCTGTTTTCTAAGGGGAAAAATATGCAATTCAAATGTAATATCGGTAAGCTAGGAGTGCAGCAATTAGCTTTGGCCAGCGTAGTAAATTCACTGTTTGCAAAGCAGTCTATGGATTGCGTTATAACTTGGCTAGAGCCAATGACTTTTGAG